GATAGGCGCTTCCCTGATTCACTCTAGGGGATTTGACGACTGACGACCTGAAGAAGTTTTTCCCCTATGCCAGCAAATCAACGTTTGCCAGGAACGCTGGTGCTGATAGTCAGGCATCCAGTCCCGAGCCTCAACGCGCTGTTCGGGATGAGCCACTGGGGAAGGGTGAAGGAGAAAAGAAAAGTCCAGATCGCGTTCGCATCCGCGTTATCAGTTTCCGGCGCCGACTCATCGATCCAGATAACCTTTGTCCGAAATACCATGTTGACTGCCTCAGATATGCAGGCTTCATCCGCAATGACACAGCGCAAGACATCATCCTCGAAGTCAGCCAGCGCAAAGTCCAAAGCAAAGCCGAGGAATGCACCAGAATCGAAATCGAGCCCATCGCCCCAACGCCCGTCCAAGCCATGACCCGGCCCGAGCTAATCGAGGCTTACTGGGCCAACTGCTCCTCTTCATGGAATCGCCCCGCCTTCGACGTGTTCATGGAGACGATGGACGAAGAAACCTTGCGTCAATACATTCAGATGGGCACTACTTAACTCCGCCATGCCTAAGCTTAAGTCGCGCACACAATTCCCCCCTTATGGGTTCCGCTATATAAATCCTGTCTTCGGCATGAAGAAGGACGACGAGGGGTCATTCGCCGTCATCTGCCAGAAGGAGATGGCTCGCCGTAAGGCCAACAAATACCTCTGCGAGAAACACGACCTAGGCGTGGACATGGCCAGCGTTGAGTTCGACGTGGAACAGCAGAACGTCGCCCGCTGCATCGCCCATGGGTGGAATGACTTTGTAGAGAGCGAAGCCACTGCGACACACTATGCGGCCGAAGACTCAAAAAAAAACAGCCGGTTCGGAAGTGCTGTGGGCGGCCTTAAGAGAGTTGCAGCCGGAGTTGGCGTCCTCCTCGATTGGCTCGGGAGTGGCGGAAAGCCTGTGGACCAAGCCGTGGCCGAGCACCGCGCCAATGTGTGCGCGACCTGCCCGAAGAACGACGGCGGTCCGTGGACATCCTATTTCACCGGCAAGGTGGCTGACAAAATCAAGACTCAGCTTGAGATGAAGAACGACCTTTCCCTGCGCACTAGTCAGGATGATAAGCTCACAGTCTGCTCAGCCTGCGACTGCCCGCTCCAACTCAAGGTGCACACGCCGTTGCATCATGTGCTGGCTCACACATCGCCTGAAGTTAAAGTGCGGCTCGATCCAAACTGCTGGATTCTGCATGAGAAGCCATGAACACTAAAGAAGAGATCGAGGAGTTAGGGAAATTATTCGCTTTGCGCCCGGGCGAATCACGCAGGGAGATTTTATTGTGCGTCGATTTGGTAATGACTGCCGATAAAGCGGAAAAGGATTTAACCCAAATTATCAAAGCTTCGGCTAGTCAGGGATTGAAAATTGTTGAGCTAGATTGTGGGCTGGATTTGATTTACGAAGGCCAAGCGGTTGACAATCGTATGCGCAATAAGATCAAATTAACTCTTGAGCAGGCGGCACAAGGAGAGGGCGTAATTAACTCCAAAATTAACCCAAGCTTGTCTGGTTTTTTTACATCTAAAATCATTCCAGAATCAGATAAGCCATGAAGACGCAGGAACAGCTTGTGAGCATGCAGAATAAACTGCGTCTAGCCATGGCGAGCATTCAGATGAGTGGCGCACCGCCAGAAGCTATCGAAAGAAGCGCCCTTGGTTTAGGCGGTGCTGACGATACGATTAGTTGGGTGCTCGGCAAGCCCAGCGAGCTGGCCAAGCTCGAAGAGGAATATGACCGCGTAGTTCAAGGAGTAAAAACCACCAATGAATAATCTCCCAGATGGTTACCCCACCGCCGAAGATGATCCTACTGGTCTGCGCCTCGACATCGGCGCCAAGGACGGCGTGGTGATCATTAACTTCAGTAAGCCTGTCGTTGTGATGCATCTTACCCCACTGCAGGTGCGTTCCATGGCTATTGCGCTGCTCCAGAATGCGGAGATGGCTTTAGCGCAGCCTGTGCCGCCATCAGGGGCGTCATGAACACTTGCGACACATGCAGGCATTGGGCCAAAGAGGATGTTCAGACAGGTTATGTAGACATGACCGTCATTTATTTATATCGGGAATGTCTTAATCCAAAGGTGAACGGAACGCATCCGTTACAACATAACAAGCCGGACGGCAGCCATCGTTTTTACGCGCTCGGGGTAGCTCGGGGCCCAGTTCCTCCAGGGAATCACATTGAGAGTGAAGACCAGCACACTATTCCACTCGACCAAGCTTCTCCAAGCGCAGCAGACGAGCACGACATGTGTTTTCTCACCGGCCCAAAATTCGGCTGCATCCACTTTGAGCCAAAAGAGTGATGCAGGTCGTCATCCCATTCCATGCCGGGGACGCAGAACAAGCTGCCGACTTGCTTCTGTGGATTGAGCAACTTGGTGGTGCGCCAGCGCATGAATGCTTACTGATGGTTGACGGCGATGTGCGCTGGGATGTGGTCATTGATTTCATAACGCTCGCTAATCGGGTATTTCGTCATGTCACAGTCATCGCACTTGAAGATTCAATCCTCGGCTGGCCTCGCGGAGCCAACGCCCTGTTCCTACGAGCCGCCGAACACTGCGCTCAACTCAATCAGCCATTCCTGTGGCTGGAGCCAGATTGCGTGCCGCTATCCCGGGATTGGCTGGAGCGCATTCAGCACAGCTACACTGACGGATTTTTTGGCCACATTTACGAGTGTAACAGCCCAGGACTCCCGCGAAGGCTCTTGAGTGGAGTTGCTGTTTATCCTCCTAATGCTTGGGAAATCATCCATCCTTTCGTGGGTAATCATCCACACTTGGCTTGGGACGTATCCGCCGCTGAGCCAATTCTAATTAGGTCCGAAGATTCCTATTTATTTCACCACTTCTGGGGCGATAAAGACCTTCCTCCGACGTTCGCTTCGAGTAAAACCGACCAATCGCCCATCAACACGCTGACCCTCGATCACCTGCGCAAAGGTGCGGTGCTCTTTCACCGAAACAAGGACGGCACGCTGCGACAATTGGTGGCTCAGAAATTAGGCATCACCGCGCTGACGAACTTCGTGGTCGTGCTTCCTGTCTGCAACTTGGACGCTGACCTCATGGGCAAGATGCTCGATTGGATCGGGATGCTGGGCAACTCGCAGACGCACGAGGCATTGCTTTCCTACGATCACACAACGCTGCCGCGCTCTGTCTCGATGCTGTTCTCCAAGGCCAGCGCCTGTTTCTCCAAGGTTCACCAGACCGCTTATGCTGTCCAAAAGGGGACGCGCTTCCCGCAGACTGCCGCATGGCAACATGCCGCTCGCACCATGCAGGCGATGGGCAGGCCGTGGTTGTGGTTGGAGGCCGATTGCGTGCCACTGCGCTCATCGTGGCTGCATGAATTACAGACGGAGTATGATCGATGCGGGAAGCCATTCTGCGGCCCAATCGTGGTTACTCAGGGCCACATGAATGGGACTGCTATTTATCCGGCAGCAACACCGACCATGTTGCCGCGCACCATGAGCCACGTTTTGAACGCCTTTGACGTAGAGTGTAAAGATGAGATTGGCGCCAATGTTTACGGCAGCAAATTGTGGTGTCTGGCTTGGGTTGTGGAGCGTGGAAAGCTTATGCCTGATGGCGCTGGAGAATTGCCGAGCTTTCCGCCAAATAGCCCGTTGCTCCACCAGATTCCTCGTGAAGCAGTAATCTTCCACAGAGAAAAATCAGGCACGCTCATAGATCGACTACGCGAACGACAATGATTCATATTAACAAATCCCAAACAGCCGACACCCGTACGTGCGATTTTGCCAACGTTTCAAAGGCGACATTACTTGCATCAAGCCTTCAGCATATCGGCGATGTAGTTAAGGCTCTGGCATTCTTTCAGCAAAAGCTAACCGAAGCAGCGGGCGAACATGATTATGACAAATTGACTTCTATTGATTGGTTCCATGCCGATTTCATAACTGGATTCAAAGAGCAGGGCTGGTGGAATTCGCATCGCCGAATGCATCGCCACCACCTTAATGCGGAAGACGGCGTTCCTGAGGACGTAAACCTCTTGGATGTGCTGGAATATATTGCGGATTGCGTGATGGCTGGAATGGCGAGAAGCGGAAGTGTTTACGAACTGAAATTGCCAGATGAGCTTTTGCAGAAAGCATTTCGCAATACAGCGACGCTACTTAAGGAACAAGTGAAAGTAAATGATCTCCACTGACCTATTCATCGCCACCTGCGGGAAGGATTTTCCTTACCTGAAGTATTGCCTGCTCTCCATCGCCAAGTTCGCCAAGCGGTTCAATTACCTGCGCGTGCTGGTGCCGGCCAATGACGCTGAAGCAGCGGAGAAGCTTATCGCTGAATCGAATATCCCGTTCCCCGCCAAAGCGTATGGCCACTGTGAACCTGAGGGCAAAGGGTTCCTCTGGCACATGAGGCAGATCATGCATGCGGATACGTTCACCGACGCAGAGCGTATCGCCCACTTGGATTCTGACTGCATCTTCACCAACTTGGTCGAGCCAGACGACTTCGCCGTTGATGGCAAAATCATCCTGCGCTACGAGCCATTCGCCACCATCAACAAGCGGCATCCCGCGATGATGCGCTGGCAGGAATGCACTCAAGCCTGCCTGCGATTCCCGGTTCTCTACGAGACGATGCGTTGTCACCCTGGCGTTTTCCACCGCTCCACCTACGAGCTAACGCGCAAATGCATGGAGATAGCCACTGGCCACCCGGTTGATGATTACATTTTGTCCTGCGAGAATGCGTTCCCGCAGACCTTTTGCGAGTTCAACACGCTTGGTAATGTGGCCATGGAGAAACAGCGCGACCTTTATCATCCGGTCCTACAGCGAAACGATAAGCCTGACCCGCCGAACAACCTGCAACAGATGTGGAGTCATGGAGCACCCGATATTCCGCAGCATATTTGGGTTGAAGGCATTCAGCGCACGATCATTCCCATCGACTTCATCAACGAGATTTTAGCCCGAGAAACTCCGGTGCCTCGCTGGATGCCGACTCCAGAGGATGAGGAAAGGATGACGCAGTGAAGATTACTCCGTTCGGAGTTGCTGTGGTCAATGGCGACAGTCATCTGTCTCGCTGGATTGAGGCGCAGTGCAAACTGGACGTAGACGGGTCTGCTCATGAGGTCGCCGCAGCATTCATCAAGCCGGGCGATGTGGTGATTGATGCTGGGGCATGTCTGGGCGATCACACCGTTGTTTACTTAAACAGCGTTGGGCCCACTGGAACTGTTCACGCCTTCGAGCCCAACCCAATCGCCTTCGAATGCTTAGCCCATAACTGTCCGACCGCTGTGCTGCACAAGGAAGCTTTGGGCGAGAAGCCATGGAGAGGCGACATTTCCATGGGGCAGACCGAGGAAGATCCTCCGCATGAAAACCTCGGGGCAGCCTGCGTCGTGCCAGTCCCGGGAGGAATCATCCGCGTGGTGCCGCTGGATAGCTTCGAATTACCCAGAGTCAACTTCATGAAACTCGACGTGGAGGGAATGGAATTCGAGGCGCTTAAAGGAGCCATTAACACGATCTTCAGATGTCGCCCAATCATCATGGCCGAGTTCAACTTTCCAATGCTCAAGCAACGCAGAATTGCGCCAGATGACATCATCGGTTTCATGTCGAACTTGGGCTATAATTGGAGGCTTCGAGACGCAAACAATGGCTTCGATAAGATTCACACTGACATTTTGTTCCTGCCCAAATGACGCTGCCCACCTGCCCTAAACAATGTGAAGCCATGGCGTGGGGTTCACACTTACCAATACTTCTCGAAGCCATTGGTAGAACACGCGGGGATGTTCTGGAAATTGGAGTAGGCCACTTCTCAACGCCGCATCTTCATCATCTGTGCGCCGGTATGAAACGAAGGCTGGATTCCGTAGAGCAAGCCAAAGATTGGCATGATGAATTCGCGATTAAGTTCAAAAGCAATACTCACTCTTTCCATCATGGCGAATACATGGAGGTGTTGCCGCTTTTAGCCAAACTGCCGTGGTCTGTTGTTTTCATCGACCATTCTCCCGGTGGAAAGGCGCGATCAGATGTCTTCGAGATGTTTATCGACCAAGCGGACTTTGTTATTGTTCACGACTATCACTTAGAAAACGAAGACGCCATCAAACCGCTGCTTACCAATACGCCACACATGGTCTTTGACCTGTATCAGCCACCGACCTTATTAGCTTCACGGAAGACCCTTGGCCAATTTCGATATGAGCGCCATTGACGATCTATTAGCCCTTGGTAACGACAAGATGGATAACGCTGGCATCACGCAGATCATGACCAATGGCGGGACAACGCCCTACGGAAGAGGGGCGGTCCCTAATCCATTCGTTGAACAACAGAAAGAGTGGGTCAGGCGTAAGGAGCATGCCAAGGTACTGAGGACGATCACCGACAAGATTGAGTCCTTATTTGAGCCGAGGTTTATCACGCCACCAGAAACATCAGAGCTAATCGCTGCCATCGTAACGGCAAGCGGTGCGCTTAGGGTACTCGAGCTTGGCACCTGCACTGGCTTTACCACGCTCCACATCCTGCGGGCCCTATACGGCAAGGATGGTGCATCCATTGTCACCGTGGACGCTAGGCCAGCGCACGATCAGGCGTTCTTTGACCGGTTCCCAATCCTGCGCTTTGTTGAAGGCTGGACTCCTCAAATACTAACCGACTTACCGGGGTCGCCGTTCGAGTTGGTCTTTGTGGACTCAGACCATTCCGTCGAGCACACCGCCATTGAGTTGGGTGCGCTTTGGCCAATCACCAAGCAGGGAACAATCTTCCTGTTCCATGACCTGCCTGAGTGGCATACGCCCAGCAATCGTGTGGCTGTTCCTGTGCGCGACTATCTACTTGGGAAATCACAAGACGGCACCTTTCAAGGCGGGATTCTTCCAACCTGCGAACAACTGGATTGCCTTGCGGTCTGGGGCCAAGGTTACCCGCCTCAATGTAACCCGCATCTCGGTATCT